GTCAGCCAGTTGTCGACCTCACGCGATACATAACTCGGCATATCGGTGAGCACCTCCTCTCTCCCGTCTGACCACACCACATTGATACTCCATGCTGTTACTGTTTTCATGATTACTTTCTCCTTACTTGGTTAATAAAACTCACAGACACCATGTCTGTGAGTGCCTCTCTCACCCACCCTGCGCTATACGCTCGGCGGGGTTTGCCCTATGCGGGCGAACATATGCGTTGACCAACGGGTCAAAGCGGTGTCTTATTAAAGCGGGCATCTTGATGGGCACTCTGTCTGCCAGAGGTATCGCCTCCCATGCCTGACGCACTAGCGTCTGCATATCCATGTCCGCATACTCTTGCCAACAGTTGAACTTAGGCTCGGCGGGGTGTGTTCGGAAGTCAAGCCACACCTTAGCCTTCAAGCGTTTGAGTTCTCCCAAATACACTAGGAAGAACTTGTGCCTGTCCATGTGTCGTGAGGCTAGGGCATAACGCACCGCGTTATTGACGCGGGTTATTTCCTTGGGCAGTCCCACTAATACGCGGTGATGTTCGTTGCGCCATAGCCTGACCCACCCGTCATATCGTCCCGCCTTCTGCTTGGATACCCGCGCCACCTTGCGTTGGGTGATGATGGACTGTGCAACGAATGGGTGTATGTCACCGCTTGATGCCTTGGTTACCAGTTCCTTGCGTGTGAGTTTCGAGAGTGGCTTCTTGCGAGGTCGACAATATTTGCACAACTTACCCTCTGCGGTGACGAGCACATTGCCCGCGTATCCTTGCGCTTTCATCTGCGCTCGGGTTAATTTGTATCTGAATTCGGCGAGGGGTTTAGTCTCACCGCATGACTTACAAGTCCTGATAAGAGGACTATAGGTTTCGTTTTCCATGATGCTTCTCCGAAATGTTAACGAGCATACCCACCCTTCTACAAAGCGTGCCCACCCCTGTGGGACACCTGTTAGCCCGCATGGATACTAGGTTTGAGCCCTATCATACCCACCTGACACTTGAAATTCAAGAATGAACCAAGATAGATGAGAATAAAAGTGTCCACGAAAAGATGAATATATATATATCTAAAGAAAAGTATATTTATATATATGTCTTGTTGGCACGGACATAGTGCGCGCTAGTATCCATGCGGGTTGCGAGATGCCCACGCTTGGGGGACGGGTTGTGAAAGCGTGGGTATGTGTTTTTTTACAACACTTTTGATGTTCTCAGCAACGCGTTGTGGAGAACTCACAGACATAGTGTCTGTGAGTTGCGGTTGCCTTACTTGAAGAGACGCCCTTGACGGATTGGTTTGCAACCCATCTTGACCATCTCCCATGACATGTCTGCTTCCTCTGCCTTCTGAATGGCGCGTTGCTTGCGCTCGGTGTTCTTGGCTAGTTCGCCCATCTCTGCGCGGAGGTTTTTCCAACGCTCGCTGTTGCGAAACTTGACCGAGAACTCGTGGTCTGCGCGTGTGTATTTACCCATGATGATTACTCCAGTTGTCGGGCAACATTGCCCCGCAAACCTAGCACGCTAGGCTTGCAGAGTAGGCTACGCCTTACTTCTTAGCGGGTTTGTTTTTCTTATGACCTTGCTTGTGATAACGACCGCTACCCTTTTTAGTTGCTGATGGTTGTTTCATGATGATTACTCCTAAAGTTATGTGGGCAGGATTGCCCCCAAAGCCCACGCGTATGGGCTTGGAGAGTCGCCTACTTAAAACCATTCGCCGTTGCGCTTGGTGGGTGCACCGAATTGGTTGCGGTGGTAGTCCTTTGCCTGTTGGAAGGCATCAAACGCCCGCAAGAAATCCTCTTGGGTGTTGTGCTTTGCGTCTTCGCACAGCATTAAGTCACGCTCGCAAAGGGTGATGTTGTCGAGGGATTGTGTGTAGGTCAGCATGGGATTCTCCAAAAGATGTTTGACACAAAAAGAAACCGCGCGGAGACACCGCTGTCAGACCGCGCGGGAAAAACTCACAGACAAACTGTCTGTCAGTCGGCTTTGAGTTGCAAGTTAGTGAAGCGACGCTTCTCGCTCGCGCTCAGGGATTGCCATTCCGCGAACAACTTCGCAACCTTGTCTTTGTTCTTGTTGCCTTTCTTGAACGGCTTCGACTCGGCTTGAACATCATCAAATATCTTGCTGAGCATACGAGTGACCTGTCTCTCATACTTGTTGCCATAACCGAAAGTAAGACCGCGTTGTCCGTCTTTCACCAAGTCCATTGCGCCCTCGCGAACTGTGGCTATGTAATACACAACAAAGGGGCGCGCGGTTGCTTTGTCACCAATGCCATGCTTGAGCAGTTGCGTAGTCAGACTCACAGACATATTGTCTGTGAGTTCAAGCGTGGGCTTGACCAACTCATACTGAGCCGTAGTGATACCGAGTGCTGTCCGTAAGGACAAAGCGTTGAATGTTTTCTTCATGAATGAATCTCCTAAATAACAAATGACAAAGCCCCATATCGTTGGGGCTGTTACGATCGACTGAGTTCCCCCAATCGATAAATCTATTATACCACAATGTGTTTGTGCATACCCTTGACAGCGTAGTTATGCCGTAGGCGAACCCCACCATACCCCCATCACCCCTTTGGGACAGCCGTGCCACGATGCCCCGTGAACACTGTTTCGTAGCCGCAAAATAAACTTTGTAATACCTTATACCTACCCCATAAATTTTATAAAAATTTCAAACACCTCTTGTCAAACTTTGGACACCCCCATATGAAAAAAACCCCGACGCCTGTTGAACGCCGGGGTAAGGATGGTCATCCCATCAGGAGAAGCAAATGCGCAACTGCTTGCACACCTACCAGAAGTGAGTATATACTTCGCGCAACGAGGTTGCAAGGAACCGCGCATGTTTGAGCATTTGGTGCAATTTAATCCGGGGGTCACCAGTCCGGAGATGTTTATCGAACTCGATGATGCCGAGCCGGGAGAAGTGCTTTCTGCTCAACATAAGACCGTCGAGTGGTTGGAAGAACTAGGCGTACGCCCAGACGACGAGATAGACACCGAGCAACAAACAGCCGCAGCCAGACAAGCATTTGGCTCTCTCACCACCACGGCTACCGAGGCCGACCAAAAGGTAAACCTGATCCAACTCAAAACCCCAGAAGCTGTACGGCACTTGACGGGGATGCTGGCTGCCTACGATTGGGAGTTTGTGCAGCAAGCCAAAGAGATCAGAGGCTACGCGGTGGCGCAACTGATTGAAGAGACAAAGTCTACGAATGCAAACATCCGGCTCAAAGCCTTGGGACTACTGGGCAAAGTCACGGAGGTTGGGCTGTTTACAGACAAGATCGAGGTTAAGAAAGCTGAACTAAGTGACAGCGAGATCGACGCCAAGATTAAAGAAAAGCTCAGCAAGTTCATGGGCGTCATAGACGTTGTGGATGTTTCCGAAAAACCCGTAGAAGACATAGATGAACCTAAACAGCCTGACGACATTAACGAAGGCTGAGCTTGCAGCGCTCCAAAAGGCTCTCCCGACCATGACGGTCGCGGAGAAGATAGAACTCATGGACATGTTGGACGTTCGTGAGAAGCGGGCAAGCCTAGCGGCGGCCCACGACTCCATGCTAGGGTTCGCAACGGCGGTCTATCCGGGGTTCAAGATCGGTCCGCACCACAGGAAACTGGCAAAAATCTTCCAAGATGTGCTCGACGGCAAGAAAAAGCGGGTGATTATCAACATCGCGCCACGTATGGGGAAGTCTGAGTTCTCCAGCTACCTGTTCCCAGCGTACTTTCTAGGTAAAAACCCTAATAAGAAGATCATTATGGGCACGCACACTGCGGGTCTGTCCGAGGACTTTGGTCGTAGGGTGCGAAACTTACTAGACTCGGAGGAGTATGCAGAGATTTTTCCGTCAACTCATGTGGCTGATGACCAAAAGGCAGCCGGTAAGTGGTCTACGAGTGCTGGGGGCCAGTATTACGCTGCTGGCGTTGGGGGTGCTCTGGCTGGTCGTGGTGCCGATTTGTTTGTTATTGACGATCCGCACTCCGAACAAGACGTTAAAGCCAACTCGAGACTAGCTTTTGATACCGCGTGGTCGTGGATGCAGACCGGACCGCTTCAGCGGTTGATGCCGGGGGGTGCGATTATTGTGGTGATGACCCGTTGGGGAGTCTTAGACCTGACTGGGCGCATCATTGACTACCAAACCCGTAACCCTGACTCCCCGCGCTGGGAGATTGTGGAGTTACCCGCGATACTTAATGAAAATACCGAGAACGAGAAGTCTCTTTGGCCTGAGCAGTGGCCTCTGGCGGCGTTAAAAAGTGCGAAAGCGTCGATTGATCCGAGGTATTGGAACGCGCAGTACATGCAGCAGCCCACTTCGGACAACAGTGCCACAATTTCTAGGAAGATGTGGCGGATATGGGAGCCAGAAGAACCACCGGTGTGCGACTACATCATCCAGTCTTGGGATACTGCTCACGAAGTCAAAACGAATTCGGATTACTCTGCTTGTACAACGTGGGGCGTGTTCTATAACGAGGAAGAAGGGCACAAAGCGCAGATCATCCTGCTCGACGCCTTCAAAGAACGCATGACTTTCCCAGAATTAAAGGCCACAGCACTCAAACACTATAGAGAGTGGGAGCCTGATGCGTTCATCGTGGAGAAGAAGTCTGCTGGCGCACCGCTGATACAAGAGTTTAGAGCGATGGGCATACCTGCGTGGGAGACAAACCCTAGCCGTGGCAATGACAAGGTGGTACGATTGAATGCGATTTCGGACTTGTTTGCATCCGGCATGGTGTGGGCTCCGGACACGCGTTGGGCGCGTGAAGTTATTGAAGAAGTTGCATCGTTCCCAGTTGGTGAGCATGACGACTTTGTCGATACGACATCCCAAGCACTAATGAGATTCAGACAAGGCGGGTTCATATCGTTAGACAGTGACGAGAAAGATGAACCCATAATTTTTAAACGTAAGCAACACGCTTACTACTGAGGACCAACATGGCAACCAATATCGACAAAGCGCTATACACACAGCCACAAGGCATTGAAGACTTGGCGCAAGACCAGCCTGATGATTTTGAGATTGAGATCGTTGATCCAGAAGAAGTCAACATCCGCGCAGGTGACTTAGAGATTCACATCGAGCCGGGTGAAGATGACGGCGATGACTTCAACGCCAACTTGGCTGAGGAGATGGACGAGAGTGCGATGGAGTCGTTCTCGGGCGACTTGGTTGAAGATATTGAGAACGACAAGAACTCACGTAAAGACTGGGAGAAAGCGTATACGCAGGGACTCAAACTGTTGGGCTTGCAGTACGAAGAGCGGACGGAGCCTTGGAACGGCGCGTCTGGCGTGTTCCATCCGATGATCACAGAAGCTGTGGTGCGTTTCCAAAGCGAGACAATCACGGAGATGTTCCCTGCGCAGGGACCCGTGCGTACAAAAATTATTGGTAAAGAAACTCCGCAAAAGAAAGAAGCTGCGCAGCGTGTCGAGGAAGACATGAACTACCAGTTGACGGAGGTCATGAAAGAGTTCCGTCCAGAACAAGAGCGTATGTTGTGGAGTCTGCCTGCTACGGGTTCAGCGTTCAAGAAGGTCTACGAAGACCCCAACATTGGACGTCAAGTTTCTATGTTTGTGCCAGCAGAGGACATCATTCTGCCATACGGCGCGACAGATATGGACACTTGTTATCGCGTGACGCACGTCATGCGTAAGACCAAGAACGAGATTCTTAAACTGCAACAGGCTGGGTTCTACCGCGACATTGAGTTGCCAGACCCGATGAAGGCGTCGCAAGACGACATCAAGAAAGCCAAAGACAAAGAGACAGGGTTCTCTGACTTAAACGACGACCGCTACGTCATGTACGAGTGCCACGTAGACTTGGACTTAGTAGGCTACGAGGACAAAGATGAAGACGGGGAGATAACGGGTATTGCTCTACCGTACGTGGTCACCATCCTCAAAGGCTCTAACGACATATTGGCGATACGCCGTAATTGGAAAGAAGACGATGAGTATCGACTCAAGCGCCAGCACTTCGTGCACTACCAGTACATCCCCGGCTTTGGAGCCTACGGCTTCGGGCTCTTCCACCTCATTGGAGGATTTGCAAAGTCAGCCACAAGCATCATGCGTCAGTTGGTGGATGCGGGAACATTATCGAACCTCCCCGGGGGCCTCAAGTCTCGTGGACTTCGCATTAAGGGTGATGACACGCCGATAGCACCCGGAGAGTTCCGTGACGTAGACATTGGCTCAGGCGCACTACGGGAGAACATTCTTCCTCTGCCATACAAAGAACCAAGTGCAGTTCTAGCGGCACTCCTTGACAAGATCGTGGAAGAGGGACGTCGCTTCGCGGCTACTGCGGACATGAACGTGTCAGACATGTCTGCTCAGGCACCTGTGGGTACAACGCTCGCTCTCCTAGAGCGTCAGCTAAAAGTTATGACGGCGGTACAAGCCCGTCTGCACTACACGTTCAAGCAAGAGTTGGGACTGTTGGCGGTCATCATCCGTGACAACGCCGAGCCAGAATACAACTTTGACCCAGATAAAGGCAGTCGTTCTGCGCGCCACGAAGACTACGAGAACGTAGACATTATTCCTGTGAGCGACCCAAATGCTGCCACGATGTCCCAGCGTGTCGTGCAGTACCAAGCGGTCATTCAGATGGCGCAGATGGCTCCGGACATTTATGACTTGCCACAACTGCACCGCAGGATGCTTGAGGTTCTTGGTATTAAGAACCCAGATAAGTTAATCCCGTTGCCAGACGACGAGAAGCCAAAAGACCCAGTGTCCGAGAACATGGCAGTCCTTCGTGGAGAGCCAATGAAAGCGTTCTTCTACCAAGACCACGAGGCGCATATCAAGGTGCACATGGCTATGGTGCAGGACCCCATAGTTCAGCAATTGGTGGGACAAAACCCCAAGGCACCAATGATGCAAGCCGCAATGATGGCGCACATTTCCGAACACGTTGGCTATGCCTACCGTGCCAAGATCGAGCAACAGTTGGGTATGCCGCTGCCTCCAGAAGACGAGAAGTTGCCACCAGAAATGGAGTTGGCGTTGTCGACAATGATGGCTCAAGCCGCACAGCAAGTGCTTCAGCAAAACCAAACGGCTGCTGCACAACAGCAAGCCCAGCAACAAGCCCAAGACCCGTTGATCCAGATGCAGCAGCAAGAGTTGCAGATCAAGCAAGGCGAGTTGCAACTTAAACAACAGAAGATGCAGATTGACGCGGCGGCCCAAGCAGACAAACTTAAACTTGAGGAAAAGAAACTACAAGTTGATGCTGCTGATAAAGCCGACCGCATGCACTTGGAAGAACGTAGAGCAGGCACAGAAGACCCACAGGTTGCCGCTGCGCGGGCACAACAAGAACTCGCGGCTATGCAGTCTAAGACTGTGATGGCAGCGCAACAACACAATCAAACCCTGACGCATAAACAAGAGGTGCATCGTCAGAACCTAGAACACCAGCGTGAGCAAGCTGCCATCCGTGCTGAGTTAGCACGCAACAAACCAGAGGGAAAACCTAACAAATGATCGACGAATTCGCACGCGTATTGCGCGAAAAAATACGCACCGATATGAACAACTACGCAGATGACCTAGCCGCAGGCACCTGCCAGACGTTCGACCAATATCAAAAACTCTGTGGGGTGATTCATGGTCTAGCCATCGCAGAGGGTTACTTACTCGACCTTGCAAAGAAAGTAGATGAAATCGATGAGTGAAATACTCTTGCCCCCCGGCATTCAATTGCCGCCTGCCATCCAACAACTGGATGCACCCGACTCAGAGGAAACAAAAGCCTCTGCATTACCAATCCCGACAGGCTACAAAATCCTGTGCATCGTCCCTCCCGTGGACGAGAAGTTAGCGGGGACCTCACTCGACTTAGTTCGAGATGCAACGACTCTGCGCCAAGAAGAACACGCCACTACGGTGTTGTTTGTCATGCGTGTAGGGCCAGATGCGTACAAAGACACCACTAAGTTTCCAACAGGTCCTTGGTGCAAAGAAGGTGACTTCGTCTTGGTACGTACGTACTCAGGTACGCGATTCAAGATATTTGGAAAAGAATTCCGCATCATCAACGATGACATGGTGGAATGTGTTGTGCAAGACCCTCGCGGTGTAACCCGCGCTTAAAGGAGTAGATATGGCTGGAGAACAATTTAAGTTCCCTGACGAAGTCGAGGATAAAAACATAGATATTGAGATCGTTACCCCTGACGACGAAGATATTGATGTTGAAATCATCGACGACACCCCCGAACAAGACCGTGGTCGTAGACCATTGGACAGGGAGGTTGAAGACCCTACGGACGAAGAGATTGAGCAGTACACCCAAGGTGCGCAAAAGCGTATTAAGGAGTTAACACACGCTCGTCACGACGAACGCAGAGCCAAAGAAGCTACTTTGCGGGAAAAGCAAGAACTAGAGACTCTTGCACAACGCCTGTTGGACGAGAATAAAAAATTACGCCAAAACGTCAGCACCGGCACCGAACAGTACACGCAGATGGCTAAAACCGCTGCTGAAGCTGAGTTGGACAAAGCACGTCGTGAATACAAGGCAGCACAGGAGGCTTTTGACTCCGACGCTATCCTTGCAGCACAAGAAGCGTTGCTTGATGCCAAGATGAAGTTGGAAAATACGAAAAATTTTCGTCCAACCCCTTTACAAGATGAAAATTCTGAGGTACAAACGAGCTACCAAGAACCTCAACGTGTTCAACCGGACGAAAAAACCCTGCGCTGGCAGGCCAAAAACCAGTGGTTCGGTTCAAACGGGTTCGAAGAAGTTACCAGCTTTGCACTAGGGCTGCATCAAAAACTAGTCAATTCGGGCACTGACCCGCGATCGG